ATTCTATTGTTAGTTCACCGCCATACGCAGATAGCATGAACTCAACCGATACTGAATTTATAGATAAACACCATAAAGATATTGGACGCAACCCACAAGGTGGTGGCGCTAAAAGTTTAGTAGGTAGCTATGGCACATTAGACGGTCAACTAGGTTCACTTAAAGAAGGTTCACTCGATTCCCTTCTATCCTCACCACCTTACGATGAAGGGCTAGGCCATAAAACGAACAAGGTTAGAGACATTGACGTTAAGAAGGGTTTAGTTAGTTCAGCACAAGCTACTTATGGCGATACCGATGGGCAGTTGGGTAACTTACCGTCTGGTAGTTTGGACAGCCTCATCAGTAGCAGCCCCTTTGCCGACTCCATCGGCAGTGATGACCCTGATAAACGAGGGGGGCTTTTTAGGGATGACAAACGGCGCAATGATAAGAATCTAACGGGTAGTTATGGGCAGAGTGATGGGCAGTTGGGTACGATGAAGGATGAGGGATTCGATGGTATAGTAGGGAGTCCACCATTTATAGATGAGCGAGCTATTACTGGTAGAGACATAAAACGAACTAGGCGAGACTTTAGAATCGGTATTAGTAATACATCACAAAATGAATACGGTGAGTCAGATGGGCAGTTAGGACAGATGCCCGATAAAGGATTCGACGCTAGTATATCTAGCCCTAGCTTCGCCGGTAACACCGGTGGCCGTGGTGACGCATCGCGTAACGGCATTGACCCTGCGCTGTTTGACCGTAGTAGTGGTGGCATGAAGCGCGGCACAGGTGAGAGTGAGGATAACTTAGATCATTTGCCGATGAAGGGGTTTGATGGGGCGGTATCGAGTCCTCCATTTGAGGAAAGCTTGGGCGCAGGTGGTAAAGGGCATACAGGAGTCATACCCCCCCACGATTCAACGGGGTTTGTATTTACCGAATATGGGCAAGCACAAGGGCAACTAGGAATCGAAAAAGGCCCTACATTCTGGCAAGCCGCCAAAGACATCCTACTCGAATGTCACAAGCTACTTAAGCCGGGTGCTTATTCGTTCTGGGTAGTAAAAATGTACGTCAAGGGGGGCAAGCTTGTAGACTTCCCCGGCCAATGGCTCAAACTCTGCGAGGTCTGCGGCTTTGAACATATTGAGACGATCATCGCCTGGCAAACAGAGGATAAGGGAACAAACTTTGACTTTGAAGGTGAGAAGCAAAAGAAGGTGGTGCGAAGGCAGTCGTTCTTTCGCTTGCTTCACATAAAGAACCATCCCGAATTAGCAATAGATTCAGAGATAGTTTTAGTGCTGAGGAAAATATGATAACAGTTGAATCTAATGCACTTATAAATGTACCTAGCACAATAGCCATCTGTCCTTATTGTAACGGCAAGCTATCTCTAACATGCCACGCTTGGGCACAAGAGGATGATAGAACATGGTCGGCTGATGAGATAGATATGGACTGTGATACAGAACCAGACGACTTAAGAAGTCCTGAGTACCGCATCTGGCTATCCATCCATACTAACATGCCATATGTTTACTGGATGCCAGTCGAGGAAAGAGTCAAAGAGTGGTTGAATGACAACTACCGTTTTGACTTATCTGATAATAGTTTAGAACGATGGAATGAAGGTGTAGCAAACTGGTAGCATCTTTAACCGGCAGCGATTAGCATGAAAGGAAACTCCCCTGGCGGCAATGCCGGTTTTGATGATAGGGGTAGGGTGTGTACTGGGGCAGCCCTACCCCATTTTAAGAAAGGATAAACATGGACACACCACTATTAAAAGCTGAAATAGAAGCACTCGCCAAAATCATTGCACAGCAACCCCATGCGCTAGAGCTTAAAGTCGACTTTGATACGCAGTTTATCAAAGTACGACTAGAGGTAAAACGTTCTTTACAGCGTACAGCCAAGCGGCTAGAGGATTGTCCCAAGATGAGCGAGATGTTTACCTCACATTCACGCTAGACACACGCTACGTTTACATACTTCCCTATTGTTCTGTGTTACAATAGTCACAATCAAATATCAATCCACTACCCGCGAAAAGGACTCCCAAATGACACACCCATTTTACCACTACCAAGTAAGCGATAAAGACGTTCTCCTATTCAAACTTATTACTACTCGCCAGCTTAATCCGCAAGATAACATCCTTGCCGACTTAGCCGCCGCCTGTTTAGCTATCCAAACAAAGGAGGTAAAATCCCATGTCCGATAAGACGATCTCCGCCGCTGACTTAAAAGCATTAGCCGACGCAATAAAAAACGCCAAGCCGATTATTGAAAGTTCCGCAAGTCTGGCCCGTGCCGCTGCTGGTGTTATGAAAGGTAAGTAAGCTACGGCCTAAGTTCTGCCTGTAGCCTATCCACTTCAGCCTGTTTCTCCGCTATATCCGCATCGTCAAACAGAGTGCGATTCTGTTTCATCTCTCTAAGTTCTACTAACTCTTTGATAAGTAACCTCTTGACTTCTATCCTGTGTTGAATATCCGCTTGTTGTCTACCTAGCTCAATCTCAGCCAGCCTGTCTGATTCCTCTTTAGCCGATAATTCAACAAATTCAGCCTGTCCAGTCTGGCAGTTAATAATCACTCGTTGCATCAGTATATCCCATATACTTGAAACCGTGAACCACTTACGAAGTTAGGGCCGGTTGTCGGGCCAAATATAACAGATGTAATAGCTGCTGTACTACGCCAGCGGCCCGCCCTGAGTTGCAAAAACAAGTCTGCATCGGCTGATATATTTCCAAATACTGCATTAGATGAGAGAGTCCACTTCTCAGCCGTAGTAAGACTATAGCCAAAAACATAGCCAAATGAGGGTGAGAAGTTACTAGCCCGCGAGTTTGCCCCCTCACCTAAACCAAATTGTATGGAAGTATCTGCCCTAGTTGCTAAGCCCGTTAGGGTAGCACTGTTAGATGTTAGTCGTTCCCAATCATAAATTGCGGTTGCATCCCCATTAAATCTTATGAATACTCCCTCAGTCTCCGATGCCTGATCTGATCTAACTTGCGCTACTAACATTAGGTGTCTAAAGCCCTGCGGAATACTGCTAAAGGTTACACCCGTAGCACTAGCACTTAATACCGTCTCGGTAATGAGTGACAGTCCTAGCGCCTTCTCCGGCTTAATCAGGCCATCGACTCGCTTTTGCACATCGGCTATCTGTTTTACTAGCTCTATCACGTTATCAATCCCTCAAAGTCAAGCCGCGCCTGAATCGTCTCTTTTCTATTACTATCTAACGAGATAGTTACAGCACGAATGATCGTATCAAATTCAACGTTCTTATACCGGCTTCTTACCTTATCACCAAAGTTCCAGTCTATGCCGAATCGTGTACCAGCCGTGTCTACAGGTTGCGCCGTAAATCTAATACGTGGCCTACCTTCCTCTAATGCTGCTCTACCAGCTTCCCTAACGCCATTATCAGCCGTCTGGTTGCGCGCATCGGCGAATCCCTCACAACGATTCCAGATGCTTAAAAGATAACGGTCACTATCTGACACCTGTTGCACGTTACGCGCTGAACCTTCCCCCTGTCCAGCGCTGTAGATGTAATTCTCCTCCTCGGAGTAGTCGTATTCAAGTGATGGTTCTCGCATATTACCACGCGCCTGGTCGAATACAACGAAGCTGGTTACGTCCTGGCCCGGCTGGTTGATCGTTGTCCTGAACTGCAAAGTTAAACTACTACCTGTAACAACATTAGGTTCAACGCTAAAGAACACCTCTGTGCCAGCTTCCCTTGCCGCTTGTGCTAGAACAGGTAACACGCCATTGCCGGATGAAGTCAGAAGCGTATCAAAAGGAAACGTCTTGGTAATCGTTGGCCCAACGCTTGTCTCGGCCTGTATACTCAAATTAGGGTATACCCGCGTGCCAGCCGTAGGTACAATCGGCGCGTTTTCCAGTCCTTGTGTAACTATTTCCTTCATCATATCATCAGCAAAATCTGTCTTAGCCGCTACTGCTGTACCTGAGTAGGCCGTTACGATGCGCCGTCTGAGTAAGTCGTTTACATCTGGCCCTTCCAGCGTGACAACTTCTCGACTTCCCTCGGTTGAAAATATCCACTTACGCAAGAAGTAGGGCCGCCATAATGACATCACCCCACCGCGTGGCTGTCGCCATATTTGAACCATCCTGTCTACAGCTATCATACCAACGTCAAACGACAACGGCATTTTAAGTGCGAACCAACCTACGCCATTAACAACCCGTGAAGCATTTAGCGCCGTGATAGTTGTCAGGTGTGCTAACCGACTCCCGGTGTCACTCGTTAGCCATATCTCGTAAGCACCTGCGCCGACCCGACTGACTGCTTTAATGGATGGTGCTATTGTGCCAGAATCCGTCGGCGTCGGTGTAGGTGGTACGACAGTTGAGCCAAAAGCAATATACCAGACAAACGCCTGTGCCGGGTCTGCATTATCCATAATGCAGGTGAATCCGTCACTATCTACACTAACAACATCCATCTCCCCATCTATAGCCGATGCGGTAGAGATATTTACGTAAACCCCATCAAACTCAATGGCCGTCGTTACTTCTGAATCGGCTACGCCATCCGTGTCTAGTGTGGCCTGTGCGCCACGTGAACTAGCACTATCAAAAGCGCCGATGCTCATGCGGTCATGCGCTTGTCCCGTATCGGATGTGCTTTTAGTTTGGCAGTGGGACACGAACATAGCGGCTGTAGGTGAGAAACCGAATCCGGATTCTACAATGCTAGTTGTTATATCTGTCTGTGTCAGCAAGTCGCCTAGCACATATGAACCACCTTTAAGCGCAAGGTAGAGTATACGGCGAGTGGTCGTAATCTCTTCCCAATCTAGCGTAAATCCATCACTGTCCATTGACACCAAATCAGCCCGTGCATTTATCACGTCGCCAATACCGCTAGGCATCATAGCTATGCAACCGTCATCAATACAATACGAGGATGTATCCATTGTAGCGCTGGCTTCATCCGTGCCCACGCTCCACACATAGCGGTTAGTAGAGGATTTAGCCGCGCCAAACATCAACAAGCCACCAGTTGAGTCAGACTGTGGTAAAGCACCGGTGTTTTCACCACTAGAGAATAACACTATGTCAGGCTGAAAACCCACGCCAGTATAACCCACACTACCCAGGGCAAGTGATTCTGTTAGAACACTGATGAATGAATTAGTGAGGTCACTGCCACCCAGCGCAAGGTAACTTACACGCAAGTCAAGGGGCATTACATCGTCTACAACGAGGGTAAAACCATCAGCATCAAGTGACTGTAAATCCATCAGGCCATCATACGCGCCCGCTGCGTCTAGCGTAGCCACTAACGCATTGCCGTGTGTGCCACGGCTGGAATCGCCTGCGGCTTGTGCATCGATGGAGTTTGAGACAGAACAGACGGCCTCGACTGAATTAGCAAAACCTATGCCTCTAAACAGTGAAGCGCGGGCTATGGTATCTACGGATTCAGTTCTGCCAGACCACCATAAGATAAGAACCTTTGGCGTGAAGCCGACTCCGGTTACGGGAGTAGTCGAACCGAGTATGCCAGTGCCGGTATTGAAGCTGCCAGTTTTGGAGGAAAATGCCATCTAATCCCACCCGTCATAAGTATCTCGCCATAGCATATATGCGGTCAAAACCGGCCCGCCACTTACCGCAACAAACGTCGTTATGTCATTCGATTCTGGCAGTAGGGCAAATGTGCCAAAATCGCTGTTAGCTAATACCGCGTCTAGACGTGAGCCAAAGAATGAGGATACGATAGTTTTGTTAGTCGGCGTTAAATCAATTTGCAACGTCTCGCCACTAAGCAAGCGATAGTCAAATAACAATTCTTTGCCCGTTCTCTCATTCTTCAGCGTCTCAATGATCGCAAATGTGCCACTACTGCGGTAGTACACAATCTTGGGGAACACTGGCACATTACCGTCATTTGTGACTGTGAATTTACCGGCAAAGTAGCCCGTGCCGGTAGTGTCAAAACCAAGAAAAAGGTTGTACTTTTGCTTGATAACCGGATCAACATATTTACTTGGCAGGATGGCAAAAACCTCTGCATTACCCGGTAAATCAATGTCCAAATGCGCCCATGTATATCCATTCCAACGTGCTACCCTATCGGCAAAATTGATGCCGCCTGCTGAACTAAATAGACCTCCAACATAGAGCATGCCATCCGCACCAAAAGCAATGGCATCCCCATCGCTATTCAAACCAGAACCTAACGGTGAGAAGGATACACCATTCCATGATGCAATATTACTTAATGCTGTTGTACCACTTGCCGTAAATATGCCAGTAATGAACAGCACCCCATCATTTCTCACTGCTGCCCCAAGTACCGCCGTACCGGTTATACCACTACTTAAAGCCGACCAAGCGCCAGTAGCCGGATTCCACCGCGCAATAAGAGGCGCTGAGACACCGCCCGCCGTTGTAAACTGGCCCCCCACGAATAGCGCCCCGTCAACAGGATTGATAGCCAATGCGAGAACTTGACCATTAACGCCAGACCCTAGTGCCGCAAAAACTGAGCCATTCCAGGAAACAACCCTATTTGCTACCGGTGAACCACCCGACGTAAAACTACCGCCCATGTACAGCAAACCATCCAACCCTATTGCTAGTGCCGAAATATCGCCATTGTTAAACCCAGACCCTAACGCGCTCCATGTTTCCGTAACTGGATTCCAGCGTGCTATATTGCGAGTACCAGCTACGCCGCCCATTGTGCCAAAGAATCCCGCAACATATACCAAGCCATCAGGGGCGACTACTATTGCTGCTACAACACCATCAGCACCCGTACCCATAGCAGAGTAAACGCCAGTTTGTTTGTTGTATCGAATAATCCTATCAGCGTTAGCTATACCATCAAGGTTAGTAAAATTGCCGCCAATGTAGAGATAGGTGGCATCCTCAGCTAATGCGAAGACATCCAGGTTTGTAGCACCCGCCGCTGGTGGCCCTAATGGACTCCATTGCCCTGTACTTCTTAACCTGCCTGCTACTAACCTAAACGTTGCACTGTCAACCGTATCTGGTTCGGTATACAGCACATTACTTGACGTATTATCCAGACTTGCCGCGCTCTCGCCAACTTCATACCAATATGGGTCAGGTGCGCTAAATTGGATACTCGCCTTCTCAATGTACTGGCTAACTTCGCCCCACTGGTTATCCTCAATAGGCTCTAGCCCTTCGTAGAACTCAGCCAAGTCACCTTCTAGCCCGCCCTGATAAAATACCCCAATTTCTTTTTGTACCCTGCCGCCGCTGAATCTAAGTTTGAGCGGTTGGCCCGGTGTAGCTAATTTAAGTACCTCAATTAGATTCTGTCTAGCGTCGTGCAATTCCATCTCGGTATCAGTTATGAATTTACCAATGAGAGTGAATTGGCGTGGTTCTGTTTTAATGCTATTTAGTTCACCACCCGGAAGTAGGGCATAAGAATCTATGCTAAGATTAGGAGTCGAAGCGCCCGCACCAACTATCTTGGTGACAAAGAATTTATATTCCTGGTATAAGTCCTGTGGTGTACCACCGCCAATATATTCCCCACTTCGACTTGACGTGCTAGCATGATCAGCGCCATTCCATTCGCAACCATCTTGCGTCCCGTCAATGTAAGTTGTCCAGTCGCCTAATGGTTCAATCTGAATCCCATCAACAAAGAAGTCACCACTACCCGTACCGAACTGAGATATACGTGCAGAGGTTGCGCCGTTGGATTCACTCGCACCGAACATAGCACCATAGAGAGACCAGTAATCATCTATACGCTCAATGAAGACAACCTTCTTGGAATCAGGGCCAATGGATAGACGTAGTTCTTTTGGTAGAGTGCCGCGTATTCTAAGTGTGAACCAGTGGTCAGAGTTTGTTAGCGTGCCAAGCGTTAAAGATAAACCCGTGTTAGTTGCGAAGGTTTGAACGCGATAGGAATTAAGTCCATACTTGGCATACGTGCTAACACGGGTAATAGTGGCACTGCCAATAGCGGCAAAGTTGCCGGTTAGTTCGGCGCTTGGATTCAAGACATAGTTAGTACTGGCTACTGGCTTAACTATTTGCCAGTTATTTTTTAAGTCATCCTTAACGAATCTCATAATGATAGGTAAAAATACTTTAGTCGGTTCTTGCGCGTAACTGGTACTGACTAGAATCAAAAACAGTATTAGTGCGAGTACTCTTCTCATCTTTCATGCCATTGCCCTTGCGATCTCAAACTGTGCAACAACGTTTTGCGCCGACGCACCTGAATTTACATTCATACTAAAGTTGTTATTAACCACCCGTGAACTATTCCCCCCACTCAGCACCGGCCCATTTACCGGCCCTGCGATGGCTTGTCGCATCGCCCCTGTAATATTAGGTATCTGCGCCATAAGTCCCTGGATGAAGCCTTGTCCTGTTTGCTCCCCCTTACGCATCATAACCTTAGAAGGTGAGCCAAGTTGTAAGTCCTCGTTTACCTGTTCTATCATCGCCATGACGAGGCGATTCGTCGCTTCTATCATATCAGGTATGCTTGCATCCAAACCTAAAGAGATACCGCCTAGAATGTCTCTCACATCCAGTCCAGCCGCGTTAAGCGTATCAATTAGGGATAGCTGCTTTTCAAGGAAACTTAACTTTTGTTCATTTTGTTTAAGCTGGAGAATGTCATCCTGAATACTCGCCTGTTCTGCCAACGCAGAGTTGAGTAGATTTTGCGCTTGCACCGCACTAAGAATCTGACCCTCGAAGTTTACGCTTTCCAAACCGGAATCGACCAACGCTTGCAACGTCTGGACTCGCTGATCTAGAATATCCACGCTGCCTTGAATAATATCATTCAACTTCGTACCAATACTCAGCGCCGTTTTACCAGCCTGGATAAACATCTGCTGTTGCGCTATGATGAGTTCTTTTTTGCGCTTGTCGAAGAAGTTAAGGAAGAGTCCTATGCCAGATAGAACTACCTTAAATTGTTCTCCACTGATACCGGCTTTCTCCCAGTTAATGGCACTGTTAGCAATCTCCCTAAACTTGGCCTGTCTATCCGTTGCTTCTAGGATTTCCTTATTGTGAACCTTAAAGATGCTAGATAATACTTTCAGTGCCAGATTCTTCTTACTGCCACCTAACGCAGACTTATCAAAGAACTTTTCAAGATCATCACGCGCCGAACCGATGGCAGAGAGATTCGAGGCTATTTGCCGGTTGACACCTAGTAGAGAATCGATAGTCGCCCGACTGAATCCGCTCATGGCAGTACCGGCCATATTCGCGGCATTAGCTATATCTTGCAAGGCAACGGCAAAAGGTGGAGGTGAGCCGGGGGTTAAAACAGCAGGCAAGGTGAAGCTGCTAACTGCCTTAGCTAAGCCATTAAAGAATCCTGTTGCCTCCTTTATCCACCTATTGACTTCTTTTAGTCCCTTAGATAGCATAGGTAAAATCTCATTGCCTAACTTATCGGTTGACGGTGATACCTTTTCATCTATGGCTTTTCCTATACCAGCAAATATTGGGATGATATTGTTGCTTATAAATTTCCATATCTCATCCAGGGCAGGCAATAAAACATTCTGCCACAACCC